ATGTTATCCCACAATCCACGCTTCTCTTCTAAGTATTGTTTAAACTTGATCATCGTTGCCATCCTTTTAAAATATCCGGTGAGAAATTAGAGTGACTAAATTCCATACGGTCTACAATCTTAACTGCTCCACCGGTAAGGTGATCAATAGCAACGAATCCTTCTACACCAGTTACTTTAAAACCATCTGTTGTCTTGAGGAAAGTGCTAATATGACTTGCACGATTCATCTTTTCAATAATCATCTTCTTAGCCTGAACTAATAGATTTACTAAATCAAAAATTGCTACTATCTGGTTTTGATCGTGGTGAGCAAAATAACTTAGGATTCTTTTGCGCGTATCTTCTTGTTTCGACTTGCCTGCGGGCGTTTTCTTTTTGTCGATTTCTTTTTGGTATTTATCGTGGATGTAATGGAAGAGCTCTCGTACGTGAGCTTTAGTATCACTAATCTGTTCCATCTTCCTGATTTTTGAATTGTTAAAGGTTTTAACTGCAAGTAAGAGGTCTTCATCGTTGCTAATCCCATTGAGAGTTTGGGCGCTGATTGAATTAAAGAGAGTACCAGCGCGTGACAACACATCGGTTACCTTTTTAGTCTCTTCAGCTGTAAAGGTAGCAGTACCTGAATAATCTTTATAGTTTGCATCATCTATCCATATTGTAGAAACTTCATTGAATTTATCTACAATGGTCTTGCCAAATGATGCTCTCATACTTTCAAATGAATCGCCTTCATAAGTTGTATGCCAAACAACTCCGATCTTAGCAGAACGCATCTTCTTACCAAGATTAGAATCGTATGGAACAGCATATACAATTGTATTAGGATGGAAAGTTATGTACTTCTCTCCATCAATAACTTCAGTATTTTTATCGTCAGTGAACATTAGATCACCTTGATATACGCCTGACTTGATGCCAAGCTTTGAAAATTCTTTTAGTGCTACTTTAAGCTTAGCTGCTAGATCACCTGAAGTATCTGCATCAACTTCAGATGGTGTCTTATAAACTTTTGGTTCTTTATTGAATACGCCTTTTTTGGCTACAAAGAACTTTCCATCTCGTGGATCTACGCCAGCAAAAATAGCTGGCGCTCCATCCCATTTTACTGTAGAAGTAATAGGAGATTTCGCATGACCAGCTAGCATATCGCGCAAGTTGCGTAGAAAATTAATTGCTTTACGTGTACCGTTCACTCCTTCGTTGAAGACTAGATCTTCAACGTGCTCCATGTGAGTATTCTTTTCTTCTTTTAGATAGTCTTTTAAGTTTAGCATTTTTGTCTTACTAATATTATACCACAAATTTGATTTATTGTACAGGCTTGTTTTTTACTACTTAAGTATTACTTTACAATAAACACTTGAAGTTTGCTTGATTTTCTAAAATAGTTACAGTAGATCCATTAATTGGGCATATGTTATATGGCGTTGTATTCTTTGGCAACGCGAATTCAATAGTGAATGTGAACTGATAACCTTGTGCTCCGATACGTCCTTTGGACTTTTCTTCAGCATCAGCTTTTGTAATACCTTTAGACTGACAGCGTACACGAGCTGTGATCTTACACTTCTCTTCAAACTTCGGAACTGGTGGAAGACCAGCTTTTTTCATTCTATCATTTAGACCTAGAGGATCTTTACTACCAAGTAGATAGAAGCCATGTGTTCCTACGTTAATATAGTAAGTGTTCTTAAGGTTATAGTACTGTGTCATCGCATTTGCTGGCAATAACATCTTAATGTCGGGACATGTTTTAAGATCAGAATCATAGCGTTCACGCAATGAGATCTTTAACATCTGCTGTTCCCACTCTCGTGTTCTATCTGAAACGTTATAGATAGGAGTTTCCCATTTTCTATTAATTTCATCAAGAACACCAGATGATTTTGCTAAGTCTGCAAGGAATTGTTTTTCAGTTTCATCATGATCGATGTCACCGAATCTCCAGTGTGGAGTTGAATTAGCATATGCTTTAATTACTAGACTTCCACCAGCTGTGGGTGAAATTTTTAATTCGCAACCGGCCGCCTTACCACGTACGGTAAGCATGAGATCTGGTCGTGTATGTGAAGCTCCAGCAGTAATACCATCGGATAGTCCGAATTTCTTGAGGTATTTTGTAGAGTTTTCTTCGTAAACAAAGCCTTGTTGCGCTGCCATAGTAATCCATCTATATAGTGTAATACTATATTTATAAACTAAAATCGCCCCGAAGGGCGATCTTTATAAGAAGGATTCTAGACTACCTGTTGGTTCTGTATCTCGTATCTCAAAAGTCTTTTGAGGATTAAACTGGTACATGAGACTACCTTTCATCATATCTCGTTTACCCTCAAGAACAGCTTTAATTTCCATTGCCATGTCTGTAGCAGTATGAACTGGAACATTCTGGCATACATGATTTAGATTCTTTACTGGATTCAATAGCTCAAAGTCTTGAGGTAATCCCATGATAGTCATACACTCACGATATGTAAGGTATCTATCTTCAGTATGATGAGTCATAGAAGCAGGAAGATGTCCAACAAATGCTCCAATATAATTCTTTGGAATATATGAAGCACGTCTCATAATGTTACCGCCTGCATCAAGTTTATTCTGCATAGCATCCATCTTTGCAGCAAACTTAGTGTAACCTTCTTTCTCAAAGAATGATTTAACCATACGATAGTTATGCCCATTCTCTTCAATGTAATGCATTGCATCAGCTGACTTAGTAAGAGTCTTTTGAAATTCAGCATGTGAAATACCACCATGCATAACTTCAAGTACATAACGGTAATACGGATCATCCTTGCTTGGAATCTTCTTATTAGTTACTTCTTGTTGAGTAGACTCCGGCTTTGCAAGATTAATTTGATCTTCAATGCTAATACGATACTCATCGAAATACTTGAACACTGGAACTTTATCACTTTTCCAAAAGAAGTAAAAGCTTCTTTCGCGAACTTGTGAAAGTCCATGCAACAATGATTTAGTTCTATACACTGACATTGTATAACCATTTTGTTGTGCAAGCTTATGTAACTTAGCAACAATAGGCTTTCCCATCTCACCTGCAAATCGTGGAGCATTCTCACCCCAAAATACTTGAGGTTTCATTTCCTCGAGTACATACTTTGCAGTAATCATCATCCAATCGTTAACAGCAGAATCTGAGCTTGACGATGGAGAAAGAGAACTGAGACCAGCACAAGGACACACAGCATTAACAATATCAACATACCCAGGATGTTTTCCGCCTTGGTCGAGTAAGATGTAAGGAACGTCTTTAAGATGGTTAACCAAGTGCGAATCATTACTACTAAACGGAGTGTAAGAAAGTAAGTACTCAGGCTTTGTACCAAAAGCGTTAATTTGTCCAAGAGTTTCTCCGCCAATCAATGGTACAATAGATGCATGCTTTAATGTCATAAATTATCTTCAATCTGTTTCATCATCTCAGCAAAAGTATACTGAGAATCTTGATGTTGTTTATAAAATTCAAACGCCATTTCACGGTATTCATCCCGCATTACGGAGTCCTTAGATAATTTATTCACCAGATCTAGAGACGGTTGCATATCATTATCATCAAGCCAAATAGTACCTGTGTCTTTACAGTTGATTAACTTATCGCCAAACTTACGATGAGTACAACGCTCACCGTATAACTTGCGGAAGACAGGTACTACACCAACAGCTGCAAGTTCGCAGTGTGTATATTCAATAGAACGTTCAATAAAGCGTTCATCAAGAATAGACAACTGATAACCAAACCCAGTTGTTGCCATACGATACAGCATTTGTTCATTAATGTATGGACCAAACACATATGCTGGTTGATCTTTTTCAAGGTTGATAGTATTAATATCCTTGTCGATCATGCCGTGAAACTCCGATAGTTCACGGAATCCAAGATATGCTGGAGACTTTTCAATACCTTCGAATGTAGTGATATAATTGTTGGGACGAAGGAACTCATTGTGAAACTTAAACATTTGAACATAGCCTTTCCAACTTGTGGTACGGCCAATCCATTTGTGCATCTGAGGTTTTGTCTGATCGATATCGAGCCAGTACTTTTCTCTTACTGAATCGAAGTCCATTCCAGGCTGAAAGTTTAGAATAGTTTTTGATTCATCACCACCAAAGAATCCCGCAAGACCTCCACCACCAGTAACTTCAGTTACGTACTTTGAAAAGTCATTTCTTCGGCTATGACCAAACAGAATGTTTGCTCTTTCAATTGCTTCTTTAATAGCAGCATTACGCTTGATAGATAATGCTGAGTGGTCGTGTTGAACCAATACAATTGGCTTTACGATTTCTGATAGAGCACGTTTAAACTGTTCGATCGCTGCTTCAGGGTGACCAAGTGATGGAAGACTATTAATGATAACTACATCAGCTTTGTTACAACCTTCGATCATCTTATTAGTTTCTTCAGCTTTTGCAAGCTTAAGTTGAACTACATTTGAAACATCATGAGCATTCTTACGAGTCCATGACTTATCTTTTGAGGAGAACACGACGAAGTCATGACCATTCTTGGCCATCCATTTAGTTTGTTCTACTGTAAATTTAGTAACGCCACATCCTTCGATGCCACGTCCCATAATAATTGCTACTTTCATTCTAGATATTCCTTACAATCTTCTATTACTAGATCAACCCACCACTTGTGATTTAGATTTCTATTTAAAGGAGATGGATGCGGTAATACATAGTGACGCACATCAATCTTACACAAAGCAGTGGATGCAAAATTTCCAAGAGCTAAAACCTTATTATAACCTTTGCATGCTTTTTGCAGTGAATCAAAGTCTACATTCTTCAGTTGAGCTTTTCCTGGAAAGTCAAACGTATTTATGAAAGAAAAATGTCGTATATTTAGGCGATCCATCCATGAATCTAGATTACGAAACGTTGCATTGCGTTTCACACCAAGTGTTGGCTTATCAGATGGACACATTCCAACGATTAAGATTGGATCCAAAGACATGATACTCCAGCTTCTTTAAACATATTATCAGTCAACTCAAACGATTCTGTCCATACTGCCGGCACTGCGTCATCAGTATAAACTGTCACAGATTTAATACCAACTTGAATAATACCTTTTGCACACTCAGAACAAACAGGAAGTCCATATACAAATAGACGAGCACCGTTAAGTGATACACCATTGAATGTAGCATTATAGATTACATTCATTTCTGCATGAACTACGAGCTTATACTTTGTAGGACGATCATTATAACGATCAGCGCTATCGAGAATTCCACGAGGGAAACCATTGTAACCTTGTGCTAGAATCTGGCCTTTTTCACCAACTGCAACAGCGCCAATCTTTCTACTTGGATCTTTACTCCAAGTAGAAATTTCTTTAGCTAGACTTAGATAGCGGTTACCCCACTCAGACAATCCCGTACTTAGCATCGTATTGTTCTTTAGTAATTGTCAAATCGCCTGTTTTTAAGTAGTGTTCTAGCAAATAGAACTGACGTTCATAGATATGTAATGAACCTGCATTCCACATGATTTCGCCACGCTCATAATACTTGCCGCGATAGCGAAGTTCTTGTACAACTTCTTGTAGAATATATTGTTGCCATGCGAAGTCATTGCGATAGCCAGCCCAAGCATCGTTGCTACGCATACTTACTATAGCATGAATACGTCCATTACGAATCATGTATTGAACAGTGTTAGTACACATGAAATCTGAACGACCATTTCTATTATGATCACCCCACATACTAGGACGAGTGTAAATCATAATAGCACGACGAGAATCTGGACGATCTTCTAGTTCAGTTACAACATTCCAAAACTGATCATTGTTTTCTTCAGAGTATACACACCAACCATAATTAGAATTGATCATACCGTCTTTATCGGCAACTTGTTTCCAAATTGCTGGAGGTCCGCCAGGAATATCATTGACATTCAATGATTGAGACTTATACCACTCAAGTTCACGTTGTACATAGTCTTCATTAACTGCGCCAAAGATCAAAGGCGAATTAGCCCAGAAGTTTGCACCCATGATTTCAACAGTCTTAACACCGGACTTATCAGTTACAAACTTTTGTTCTTTATAAAGCCGTGCAAATTCTTGACGAATTTCATGGCATGTTTGTAGATTTGAATTCATCATTCATACTTTCTTGCAATATATTCTTGAGCCACTACACCTTCGAATGGACCTAATCTTTTAGCTGTTGGTTCCTTTTCGATTGAACGAAACTTAGTAGGATACAAATCTGTTGTTGGATGTGTTTCTTTACTAGTACGACGATTAAAGATATCCTTACCCATTTCTTGACCATCGATTTCGCCACGCATATATGCAACAAGGAATGAAGCATAATTAATCATGTCAATCGCAGAATCTTCAACTGATTCAAAGTTGACTTTGCCACCTGCTTCCATAGTTTCCAATACAGAATACATGCGAAGCATCTTGCCATTGATCGTATCAAGGATAGTATATACGCCACGAGGATAGTGATCTGCTTGACGTACACGGCTTAGAGGATTCTGATAATCCTGACCTTTGCGTTCTTGAAGTTCAGCTGCTTCAAGGAGAATGTTTGCTGATTTGCGAGTGAATTGTGTCATTTATAACCTCTATAATATGGTGATTTGTTACCTGCGATTCTAGCAGAATTGGAGTGTTTACGTAAGTAATCTGCAAAGTCTTTGTCATCTTTGTCGTAAATTAATTCATAATCATAGAATGCTGCCATCAGTCTACCGTCATTTGTATCATATTTAAAATGATTACGTGTGGTAGCACGGTACATTCTGATGCGATTATTACCATGATCTGGAGTATGACCCCAAACAAGTTCATCTGCATTAAGACATTTGGGAAGTTGATTTTCATATACATGACCAGTTGCAGACATGATAGGAACTGAAAATACAAACTGAACGCTTTCTGGTATGTCTTTACATAGTTTGCGCAGATACGCATTCAAATAATACGGAACTTGTCCTTTAACTTCTACAATAGTATTTTCTTCAGTAACACCATCGCCAGTTCTATCAAACCAATCCGAGTTTCGCTTACCGCCAAAGACAGAAAAGTAATATTCTTCCCATGCGTTTCCAGTCTTTTTCTTGTTTTGGTTTTGTTCTCGTGTAGTATACGTCACAGCATGAATCCTTTCAAGATAGAGTTGGCTTCAGTACAATCTTTTACATCATCAGAAACTTCTGCTGCCTGCAATATCATTTCAGTGCGTGCAGCTTTAAGCAATTCCAATGCATAGTCTACATCATCTTCAGATAGAGAAGCAGTCCATTCATCGTATGACTTTTCGTCAAGTGACATAATGAATTTAAGGTTGTTACGATCATGATCATTCATACAATACTCCGTTGTTGAT